GGCACACGCCACTTACTCAGCCGACTTTAGGAGCGGCTAATCCGTATCTACGTATCGTGTAGCAACGAACTAGCGCTTATTAACGAGGCGCGACCTCGGCAGGTTTTACGCCTTGTGCAGGCGGGGGAGGATACGTTTTTTACGGCTACGGGCCGACCAGTTATCGTACTGGTAGACGTATTGATAATATTAGTATAGCTAATAATAGAATGCAACAACTATCGGTGCCGCGCAGTTTTCTTAGCTATTACATCACCACTTCGCGCGATCCGCCCAATAGGCGGCGCTCATTTTACCCTTGCGTATGTTTTTTGCGTGTCGTGCTTTAAAGCTCGCGCGCTTCTTCTTCATCTTTTCAGACTCACCAGCCTTGGGTTTACCCGCAGTAGATGCGCCTTGCTCGCCGAAACGGATGGTTTTGATCTTGTCACCCTCTTTTGCTACCACAATATGGCTTTTCTTCGCATGAGAAGGGGTGCGTTTGGGCTTGTTAAAGCCCGAGACTCCTGCTCGGGCTAATCGTGGGTCTTTTTTGACCGGCATTTGTCACCTCGTTATAAAATATCGCCTCGTAGGCGTCTTAAAGTTGCTTCAGGCAGTGCAGCGAACTCCTCTTCGGTCATAGCTGAGAGGTCCATCGTCCTTTCTCCGTGCATAGAAGAGCTCTCTCCTGGTAATTCCGGTGGCTGGGCTTCGGCTGCTTTTAGTTTCTTGCTAACTTGTGCGCGTTTTTTGGATAGCTCGTCACTTTTCTGCGCCTTACCTGCTAGGCTTGGCACACTTTCTTGCTCTTGGTCTAAATCGTGGTCTTTCACGACGTACTTCACGGCTTTTGCCAGTGAATCCACGGCTTCGTAGCCTGCCATAATGAAAGCATCGCGCAGTTCAACGACTTCGTTAGTCATTTGTTGATCAAATTCTTCAGAATTGTTATCAAAAACTGGGTACGCCTCTTCCATAGCGTTAGCAGCTTGCTGAAGAGCGTTCTGTTGGCGGTCTTGGTTGACCGTTTGAGACATTTCCTGCCGCATTTCGAACTCTAAGTCGGCGCGTTCTGCCTTTCTGATCTCTCTTCTAAGTCCTACTGCTTTTTCTGTTTCACCATCCAGTACCATGTTTTGGTACTCAACTTCTTTTGCGTCAAAATCGTATGCTTCAGGCGCTTTTTGGGCTTTCTCATTAGCTGCGTTCATCTCATCTAGTTGTTTTTGTAGCGCCTTCTGCTTGGCAAGTACTTCATCAAGCCTAGCTTTAGGGACCATTGGCTTTTTAGAGGTCTTTTCCGCAACTACAGGCTCTTCTTCTAACTCGTCTTCTGTTTCTTCTTCTGTGCTTTGTTCATCTTCAGAAACAGTTTCCTCAGAGTCTTCTTCAGCACTTTCTGCTACCAATTCTTCCTCGTCTTCGGCACTTTCTGCTACCAATACCTCCTCTACCTCGGTGAAACTAAGGTCTAACTGAGAGGAACCATCATCTTCCATGCGATCCGCACCTGGCATCAGTTCATACTGCATGGGGGCTTCTTCTTGGGTCGTATTTTTATCTTCACTCATATCAAAATCCTATTGGGGTTGGGGGGGTGGACTTGTCTTGGCTGCTTGCAGCGCCGTTGTGGCAAGTTTGGTAGCGGCGCTAGTCTGCATTTGATCAGCGCGTTGTTGGTTCGTAGCGGATGACAGCTCTCTTCGCAGATTAAGCTGCTGTTGACCCATATCTATCTTCGCTTGGAGCTCCGCCATACGCATTTGCGGATCAACTTCCGCAACATCTTGTACTTTCGCTATATTGACGGCTGCTTCTGACTGGATCTTCTTGATTTCCGCTTCTTGCTTCGCGATCTCAAGCTGAACACCCATCATCTCGATCTCTGCCTGCTGAGCTGCTGCAGTTGCCTGTTCTTCAGTCATCGGCTCCTGGCCTGTGAGCATGCGAATACGCTTAGCTAGCTCGCCTTTGCGTGCAAGGTGGCTGTACTCGATGATTGCATCGTCTGGTATGGCAACGCCCGCTTGCCGTAGGTTAATAGCCTCTGCGAACTGGACTTCATCGAAGCTATCTCTGGCTGGTGCAGTAGCTACGACAACGTCGTACTCACCTAGCATTAGGTTATTGATCACTTCACCTTCCGGTGTCTGGCCATTTATAACCATCTCTTCGCGAGGCTTGAGGGGGTCATCCTCATTCGTGACTTGAATAACGCGCTCTTCTGTGTAGAAAGTCTGAACGAGGTTGAGTACCTTCTCCGCTAAGTACTGACGTGATTTTCGTAGGTTATCCAGTGGCACCTGAATCATTACTGCGCCGCGATTCTGTTTAGCCTGGATGGCAATACCTGATACTTCTGAGCTATCAGTACCGAGCATCGAGTCGTTCACACCGGAGATAGTCTTGATGTTTGCCGCAGCTTTCTGCGCGATGCGGTCTAATCCAGTAGGGATCTGGTTCGCCTGGATCTTCTGAGGGGCGTTCGTGCCGCGTGCATATTCAAGCACTAGGCCGGTCTCTGCACCGTGTTCCTCGAGGTCGTCTGCGGTCATGCCGACCAGCGAACCGGACTCAACCATCCATCCGCTATTAGCTGTAGTATTAACTATATGCAGCTCTTGAGACGCTATTTTGTTTAGCTGCTCCTGCGGGGAGAGGAGGTTGCGCACGACACCAAAAGGTCTGCCGCGCCGGAAGTAACAGAAGAAGGGGACGACAGTAAACTGGTTATAGGGCGACCAGTCATCGTGCAGAACAACCTGATCGCAGGTAACAGTCCACCGCACTTTACGCAGAGCTTTTGAAATGAGCTCCAGCTCATACTTCTTAGCAAATTTCTTTACCTTGCCCTCAGACCATGCGGAGGGGGCAGGGCGCTGGTCACCGGTATTTGGATCAACGAAGAAAGTACAGCGTACAAGTTTCTTATGCTGGCGCTCGACAACTCGTAGCGACTTAACATTTCTATATTCGTCATCACCCGGTACGCCTGCACCGAAGTGGTCGTCATTGTTATCGGTGTCGCCGAACCGCGTTTCTTGATACTCAACAGAGTCAGGTCCGAAGCTCATACCGTTCTCGGCTACAAACAACAGGCGCTCCGCCTTGCTCTTGCCATATAACTCCTCGATCTCATCGAGGGTCATCCACTTGGTCTTGAATATTTCGCCCCAGGTTTTAGGGTCGGCGTCCTTGGCATCTGGATCGATGAGGATATCTAACGGGTCTTCAGCTGTGATTCGAATCTCACCTTCTACGTGGTCACTGAAGTCCATGCGTACATCAAAAAACCCACGGCCATCCATAATTAGGCCGTCGCTAAATACCTGCTGTTCAACCCAATCTAATTTGTTGTTATCAGAAATCTGCATGTACAACTTATTGAGTGTATGGGCTACCTCTTCGGAGCCGCCTCTTCGCGGTTTAAATTTAATATCCGCACGGCGATTAGACTGTTCACCGAGAATCGTGTTCACAGTAGGTAGTATGGTGTTGATGGTTAGAGCGGGGCGGCCCTCTTGTTCGAGCATCGCCTGATCCTCTTCGTCCCACTGATCGCCTTGATAATACCTATCACATTTGAGCGCCATCTCTACGTAGTCTAAGTGGCCGTTATCCCTAGCGCGCTCGTACCGAGCCCACTGGGTGCGTGTTATTTCTTCTTCCTTCGCAGGACTAATCTTGGTTGCTTTCATTATTTATGCGCTCATAGCTGATTTAGTGCGTTCACCTTTGAAAAGACCAGGTAACCGGTCTTTCCAGCTCGGCACATGCTCAACGCGCTCAACAAAGGTGCTGAACTCCGTCATCATGAGACCTATCCAAGCCAAGGCGTCTACCTGATCGTCGTGTACCCCTGAAGGGAAGCGCAGTAACTCTGCTACCAAAGGGCCCGTAAATTCTTCATCTTTGGGCAGAAACACCATGCCCTGCTGCATCCGACCTTGGATTGCTCTGGCACGCGCCTCTTTATCTCTGCGGCCAGTCTTCAAATCTTTAAAGTACGCTTCGTATAATCCGCGCTCACGTACGCGCTTCTCGAGAAACGGTCCAAGGGCCATCTCAATGTGACCCTTCTCAATACCTATAATTGACGGCTTCCAGACCTCGTACAGATCAAGTATCTGCTCAACCAGCTCAAAGCCGTCAAACCGTCCGCGCACCATGTCCACGACGAACATCTGGTCGTACTCATCGACACCTACAACGATGCCAACGGTGTAGTCATTGCGATCGTTCTTGCCAATTGCCAGATCCCACGCGCAGTAGTAACGCATACGGTCCTCATCAATCTCGTCACGCTCGTAGTAATTGATCATGTCTCTGGTGAAGTAGTCACCATCGTCTGCCACAGGGTTCTGCTGGTACAGCGCTGACCAGTCTCTAGGGCCAACTGCTTTCTCTATTCGAGCAAGGGCTTCTTCGTCATATCGCTCTCGGTGGAGCGCTTCGCCTTGCTTTCTAAAGGTCTCATCGACCTCTGCTCTGGCGGGGTAGTTAACAACTTCCCATTGCTCGCCGTTATCTGCTGCTGCTTTAAGTAACCTTCCCGCAAGATCATCATCATGCCAACGAGTAAGGATAACCAGCACACCGCCACCAGGCGCAAGACGTGTGTACGCTGTAGACGTATACCAGTCCCAGGCACTCTCACGTGCGTTCTGTGATTCGGCGTCGTCACGGTTCTTTACCGGATC